TTAACACTGCCACCACCTGCTGCTCTGACTGCATCTGCTGTCATTACAAATTCGTTTTTAGAAAGTCTTGCAGGTACGTCATCTGCTCTTTCTTTTTTACCCATAGGTACAAATCCACCACCTCTTAAATCCATTTCTCTACCACCGAAGTCTAACATACCTCCATCTTTTAAGCTAGCAATACCTCCATTTTTTAATCCTATTTCTCTAAAAGTTTCTAGTATTTCTTCTTCTGTAAATTGTGCTGCTTCCATTGCTTCTCTAATCGCGGCTCTTCTAGCACTTGAAATTGCCTCTTCATTCATACCAGCTTGTCTTAATTCTTCTGCTTCAGTTTCTTCAAATAATTTTTGTGCATCTATCGCCGCTTCGTATGCAACGTCAGCTGTACCTAAAGATAAAGTTGGTGCTAATGCTCCTGCTGCTTTTGTTGCACCTGGAAAAGATATTGGACTTTGTCCTTTTAATATATTACCACCTGTTTTAACATCAAATAATGATGATGGGTCTTTTCCAAATCCTGCTAAACTTGATCTTGTTCCTTGTACATAATCAGATAAAGTTCCTATTCCTTCTCTACCTAAATTTTCTGCACCTTGTAAAAATCCTGGTCCTCTAGTTGTCATTCCTAGTTCTGCAGGACCTCTAGCCATAGCTGCTTCTGGAGGAACTCCACTTTCAATACCACCTCTAATTCCCATTCCTGATTCACCACCTGTAGTAACTTTATTAGAACCCAAAGATCCAAGTCCACCTGCTAATAACATAGATATTTCATTTAAATCGCTAATATCTTCTATTGGTGTTTCATCAGCTGCAACTTGTCCTGCAGCATTAAACCCTGCAGATAGTAAACCTCTCATCATAGGTCCCATACCAGGCGGTAGCATAAGCGAACCAATACCTGCTGCATATGGTGCTAAAAATCTTAATTCATTTGGTATAAGTTTATCTGAAAGTTTAGAAAAACCTTTAACAACAGGGTTTAAAATTTTCTTTGTTACCTTTTTACGTTTTCTATTTAAATCTGATAAAAATCCCATAGTTTCTCTTTACATTATTAATATTGAAGCAAGTACGCAACACTTGTAAATAGGCGAGTATCACACAATTTACTAGGTTTTTGTACATTCGTCAATCGCTGATATTAAAGTCAGCGCCTATTTTTACTTCTTCTACAGTAACATTTACGTCTCTTCTTATATGTTCTGCCTTGGTTTCTGTACTAGTATTTTGTACGTCTGCCAATGCTTCTGCGTCTGACATATACTCTTGACCTGTTTCTGTATTAGTTAAAGTTACTTCACATTTAGGTGTAATTACTGGTACTCTTTGACCATTAATTGTTTCATACCTAACTGAAGCTTCTGTTTCTATAAACGGCATTATCTGTCCTCTCTGTTAATTTCTAATATAGATGCAATAACATCTACATTACCACTAGTTGCTTGTACCTTTAATATCTCACTTTCTAACATAATTAAAGGCTCACTTAAAACTTGTTCTTTTTCATTAGCACTTAAACTAATATTGTTATCTATTACAAATGCTGTACCTGCTGCGTTAGTTAGTGTAGCTTTAACAACTGCTGCACCAGCATTGTCTTCTACTACTAATAAAGATTTTACAATAGCACGTGAATTACTTGGTACGGTATATAAAGTTGTAACGTCTGTGTTAGTTAAACTTACTTTATCATTTTTATATATATTTGCCATTTATCCTAATCCTAACCAAGTAAATCGTTCTTGGTCTTCTTTAAGTTGTGTTAAGTATGTAGAATTTAATTGTTCTATAATTGTATTTAACGCTCTGTTAATCTGTCTTTGGTTATCTTCACTATATTCTTTTTTAGGTTCTGGTAATCTTACTACTACTTTAGCCATTATCCTCTTCTCCCATCAGGTTGTAGGTCTACTTGAAACGTACCAAATCTCCACGATTCACCTACACTAGTATTTTCTATTTTAATATTTGCATAACGTCCTCTAGCTCTTGTGTCAACTTTAGTTGTGCTAGATGTAATTGTAAAAGGACTTAACGTTGTTTGTGTATCGCTGTCTGCAGGAAAATCTTTTATAGATAATGTAATTTGGTTATTACCTGTTAATACTTTAAAGTTAGGTAAAAATCTTCTCATAGCTAAAAATACTTCTGCTTGATCTGGTTGTAATGAAAAACTAAATGATTGTATAAAAGATGTTAATGCGGTTACACTACCATCTGGATTTACTTGATCGGTCCCCGTTTCGTGTTCAAACAATACACTTTGACCTAAACCATCCTCTCCAATAATTACAGGAAATGTTCCTACATTAGAACTATTAAAAGCTGTAGCGTAGGGTTTAGGATATACTAATGAATCAATCCAAGTAGTTCTTATAGAATTTGTATTTGTGCCTGTATACCAATTACCCATAGGTAATTGTGCATTGTTTTGTCCGTAGTTGTAAACCACATATCTGTTATTAAAATCTGATCCGCTTGTTGGATACCACCAAGTTACTTCTGTAAATAGATTATTTATACCAGCTGATACTTGTTGACCTTTTGTCGTATCAATATCATCATAAATATAATCCTCAACACTACAAGGTAAAGTATTTACTGTACCATCGAACGAGAAGAAGCCATTATTACCCATCCAATATGCAACACCATCAATTTCAATTGCTGCGTTCTTACCAATCAATCCACAGTTTGTACCTACTTGTTCAAATCCAAATGTAAATGGAGCTCCAACAAATTTCATTGTATACAATGCATTGTCTGTCCAAATTAAAATATTTTCTTTTGCAACCAAACCACCCATAATTTTTGTACCATCTTGAATTCTTTGTGTGCCTGCAGTATTAGTTGCTTCAACAGTATATTCATTAATACTTTCATCTGCAGAAAATCTTATAAACATATCGTCTTGTGTTGATGGAGTTCCAATAGTTGTTTCTGTTCCAAGATGAATTAAGTGACGTGTTGTAGGTGATATTAAAGTAACTCTAGTTGCAGTTGGATTATTTGTAGTTTCAAATCCTGATGTGCTAGTAGAAGCTCTTGTTAATAATCTTGCAGCAATAGAAGAGTCCCAAGTAAATGTTTTACCATTTGCAATAGTTGCAACCAATACATCACCAAAATTACTTAAGGACCAAAGTCCTGGTTCAAGTGTAATAGTACCTGCATCAACTGCATCTCCCCATCCAGAAAAATCTGTAGCATTTGTAACTGTTGCTGCTGTTGAATGTGCTTGACCATTTGATGTTCCGGTAGTTGCCGTGCCTTTTGCACCTCTAGTAATACCTAAAAATTGTGTAGCACTTTTTGATGTATATGTAATTAATTCATTAGCGATTGCAATAGTTCCTGAAGATGGAAATCCTGTTGTGCTTACAACTGTAACCGCGGTCCCCGATCCACCTGTACCTGCTGTGTCTGCAAGAAGCGCACCATTTAAAGCACCTGTGGCTGCTCCTTGAACTGTACCACCATATGGACTAACACCGTAACCATATCCATAAGATTGTGCAGCAGGACCTACTGGTTCATAAGGAGTTATATCACAACTTCCTCCTCCTGCGGTTCCTGTAGCACTTTGAGTTCCTGTAACAATAGCAATCAAATCACTTGTTACTTTAGTTACTTGAAATAATTTATCTTCAAAAGCTGCATCTGTTAAACCAACACCACTTGGTACTGTAACATTATCTATAAGAACTATATCTCCTGATTCTAGATTATGTGCAGCACTAAAAGTTAATGTTACTTCTTTTGATTCATTAGTAGAAGCCATAACAACACTTGTAATTTTAGTTTTTATAGGAGTAATATCAAAAAGTTGTCCTTCAAAATATATAAGTAAAAATTTATCTGATCCAATAGCAATATATCTATTACCATCTTGGTCAACAAATGCGTGTTGTTTTCTAGCTACACCTACTATTGTATCTGTAAGCAATGATTGCCAACCGCCTACTTTTTCTGGTAGTCCGTATCTAAATCTAACATTATCGGAGTCAACCCAACGACCTTCTGCCCCAACGGCAGTGTCTTGTTTGTCTATTCCGGGAGCAAACTTAATTTTCGTAAGCATTAATTACTCCTATTGATTTGTTGATTTATATAGCCAACCTTTTGTGGCATTAGCATAAATAAGAGTTACACATTGATTATTAGTAGCAAGAGTATCATTAGCGGCAGCACCTTCTATATTAGAACCGCCTCTATCTATAATACAATTGTTTGTTGCAAAACCATTTGATGCTGAACCATCCATAATTGTTACTTCATCACCGACTGCAGGTGATGCAGGTAATGTAATTGTAACTGGGTTAGCAACAGTATCCACTACAATTTGATCACCAGCTACTGCTGTGTATGTAGTTTTACTTGCTGCAGTTACAGACGTCATTCCTTTTTGTAACATACCTAATGTTGTTGCTGGTACACTACCTCTAGAATAAACTAAAGCTGTTGCACCTTCTGGAAGAGGCACTTGAGTTCCTGCACTTTGACCTGTTGTAAGTAAAGTTACTGTGTAACTATCACCAGCTCCACCTCTAGTCGTTCCGTCTTCTACAAAAAATACTCTGTTAGCATTACCACCAGATGTAGTTGCAGGCATTGTTAAACTCGCATTACCAGATAAAGTACCTGTAACTTTAATATAAAGATTTTTACCATTTGCAGTTGCGTCTCCATCAGCCAAACTTAAGTTTACGTTACCAGAACTTAAAGTTACTTCTACATAACCAGATACTGCCTGTTGTAATAATTGTAAATTAGTGTTTGTAATAGTTCCCCATAGACCAGCTTTTTCACCTGTTGCTACGAGTTCTAATGATAAATCTGTTGAATAACTTGATGCCATAATTTTAGTACGGTTTGATTGGTGTCCAAACCATTGTCGCTCCTGGTATTATA